CTTATATGTTGGCCCTCCTGGAGTCGATACTCTTTCTTTTCCTAATTCGGCAAAATCGTTGGCAAAAATCTTTAACTGAGCCTTGATGCTCTTTTTAGCTGCGAAAGGGTTTGAGCCATCATACGTAAATGTGAAACTTTTAATGCCGGCTCCAAAGCCGCGGCGCGCACCGCTACTTAAGAAATCGCCGATTTCCGCCTCCGAGTTAAAGGTGTTGAAGATGATCGGGACCTCTGTTTCGCGTGTGTTGTCGCTTCCAGTCTGACCGGGATTAGGTTCACCTAACACAGTTTTATACAGCTGAATTTGAGGCACTAATGATGATTCTTGTGCTGGGGTAATGTTATCTAAAAAGAACTGGTCTGGATGAGCCGTTAGAAGATTAATGAAACCGAAGGCTCCATCCTGGGGCGACACATTTAGAGGAATGCATGCATTGCCGTTATATCCAAAAGTCCACTCTTCACTGCGATCCGGCGCAGTTTCACTTTCGGCAATATGATCAAGCCAAGATGTGGAAGCTTCCGATCGAGGGTCGCTGCCGCCGCGGCCGTCCCGTCCAATTGGGGTGGTCACCTCCGTATCATAGGGGTGAACAGCCCGTTGAGTTTGGTTAGATTGAAGAGGATCCCATCGATCGTTGAGGCCGGCGGCGCCCATATAGGTGCGCACTTGGGGCAAATAAGGAAGGCGTTTACCCATACGACCATCTATTGCGCGCTCTTTATATTGCGCTAAAGGAAATATCTTTGCCAAGAGATAACACTGTTCGCGATAACCAGCTTTCTCGTAAAGCCCCAACAAGCGCTCAGTACGTGCGCGAGCGCGGTCAGTCATTGCGCTTTTCGCGTCCATATAACGATCAAGGGCTGCTTGAGCTGCTGGATCCCCGCTAGCAAGACCGGCGGCCGTATCCAACACATCTCTCATTGCTGCACTCAATTCGTCGCGGGTATCTCGGTGCTCTTTCTGAAGTGCTAAATTGTAGATGAAGTCTTGCCACAGAACAAAGGCAAAGGTGTAGTAGGATTCGCCAAAAGCACACAGACATTTCATGTAAGGCATTCTCCAACTAAGCCAGCCGGGTTGAGTGCCTCCAATAGTCTCATGCGCCCAAGGTTTGGGCGCCGTGCTATAGGGGATCATATGAAGAAAACCGGTCGAATGAGATAGGTCACATGTATATTTTAAAGAGGATAGCACACCGTCAGTGCGCGCGAATCGGTGTCCGGAGCCATTGACAGTAAGACTCGGGTGGGGAGTAACGCCGTCGTCGAGCGTGGTACCTGGGGCTGCTGCAATTGGCCACGCGTTATTGTTGGGGTCAGAAGAGAAACTTTGTCCATAGGTCACGTGAAAGTCGGTGGGGGCGCCCAGTCCGTATCTGGTCGGACCTTGCCTGTATCCTACTATACGAGCGGCGCGCGCAGCATGATTCATATTGTCGGTGAGTTCGAAGAAGGGGATCATCGCGTTCTTTACTCCGGAGTTGGCCGTAGAATTACAACGCGCATAGGTTGTTCCGGCGCCCAACTCATCCCAATCAGACTGTGATATTTGATCCCAGAGATATTTCAAATTGTTATTGATGGCTAAATTCATAGTGTCCCATAAAGCCAACGTGTCTGCCCCATGAGTGCCCGCCACACTGCACGGACTTCCTTGCATAGCTAGCCAATGTACGCGCCGATCACCGGCGGTAGCCGAAGTTACGCGAGGATCTCCATAAAACATATCGTCGGCGGTTCCCGCTGTCGCGGCTGGCATATGTGTTGCGTGACTCTGGGCCACACAATCTCTATTAACAGACATAACGTATCCCTCTTCCTATAACCCCAACATAGATAACGCTTCGCTCAATTCAAGAGGAATGCGCAGCACCTCTCCAGGCTTCAAATGAGCTTCCGTTGGTTTGTTGTTGAACCATGCGATAATCCACCAGTACGTCGGCGAATTGTAATAAACCTGGGCTAATTGATAGTAGCGATCTCCATATTTCCATATATGATCCGTAGTAGCGAGAGAATCTTTCATCACGGTGTTAGGGTGAAATATCATAGGGGTGGCAAATTGAATTAAGTTACCTACAGGATACGGGGGTACTCGATTGCGCCGTAACGGTGCATAGTATAAACTGCGGTTAGATACGCGTTGTGATTTCATATATCGGCTGACTGCCATAAAATTTCTCCTTTTTGGTTAATCAGGGGCTCTCTTCATCAGTGACTTCATCGGCGTTTTGTGCGACTCCGGAACCTTCGGGTAGTTGCTCCGGGTTTGTAGAAGGTGCTGATGTTTGTATAACATTCTCGCGATGATAATTAAGGCGCCCGGGCATGCCCTTTTTAAATGCGGGATCAATAGAATACGGATAAGGACGACTCCCCTGAGTCGTTATCGACTCGCCTCTCCATGTAAATGTGCCGTTGGCGTCGTCCCCAGTATGAGTGTTAAGCCACCAACCCATTCGTTTCTCATGTAGAACACCAAAATCAAGGTTCACTTCTATAAGTTTAGGCAATAACAAGTGCCCCGTCTGACCGAAGTTTCCTTCAAATATTCCAGCCTCTCCTTCAAGATTATAGTTAACAGTAAAGTTGCGCACATAGGCCAAAACACCAAGGTCGTCGCTTAAGGTGGATTCAGCTCCTCTCTCTGCACCAAACTCCGACGATCCCATCAAACGATCGGCTTGCTCATTTACGTCCCCGGCGCCGGGCTGGGGAGCAGTCTTCCGGGCGTAGTTAATCATTGAATTCGCTAGAAGATCTGCTATTTGAATGCGTATAAGGGGTGATTGAGTAATAGTACCATCATAGATAGCCCCGTTCGCACCGTTGGTGTTAAACTTTGTGTAAGAGGGATAAAGGGAAGAAATCAATGTCTGTAGTTCTGCCATATTTTGCTTGGCCTCAAAGATATCGGCGGCGACCACCTTAAACCCCAGCGACACACTCCTTTCCGTGTTCTTAAACATGACAATCGGATCGATTCGTCCATACACCACTTCACTATTCCAGTTAGTATTCCATGTCTCGTTAAAGGCAGTAATAAATGCTTTAAATGAAGCTCGTCCTGCCGTTGGGTTTACCCCCACTCGCGAGAATGTGATACGCAACCCTTGTTCGTATAGAATATCAGTTCCATTCGTAGCTTTGTTAGGGCTATGAAGGCTTTTAGATTTCTGATCTAAACGCGTAAGGTATCGGAGATATTTGCTCTGAGCACTCATGTATACATTGTTCCTCTTTTACTTATGGATTCACAGCACCGGTGGAATTCTGATCGTAGACCTCTTGTGCTGCGCCCTCTGCTATAGTATATACCTTTTCATCAAACTTTTCATCACCAATATAAATAGGCATTGTGACAGTATAAGAATCGCCCCCGCCGGCCGACATTGGTGCTGAGCCCTGGGCCCCGGCTACAGGTGCTGCAGTAGCCACTTCAGCAACCGCACCACCAAACTTTTCAAACATCATCGCTGCCATTCCTAGAGTGAGCGGATTGGTGTCATTAATCGCCTCGCGCATACCTTCGAATACCGAACGTACTTCCCGTAATTCGCGAATACCTCCCATGCCAGATAAAGCCTCTAAAGCTGTTGCCATCCCTTGATAATTGGTGGTGTCTTGCTTTGTATCACTACCAAAGAGCTTCATAACTGCGGCGCCGGCAATTGCAATGGTTCCCAAAACAGCAGCGCCTGCTGCGGTGATGGGGTTTCCAAAAGCAGCTACCGCCCCGGCAAGACCGACGAAAGCAGCAGCCATGAGCCCGACACCTATGGCAAAATTTTGTAGACCAATGGAGTCCATATCAGCCAGGGCGGTGGCCATCTCAGCCAGTCCGGACGCTGCAATTCCTATCCCGGCGCCGATGCCGAAGACGGCCGCACCAAGAGCCAACATGGATAACATAGCGGGTCCGCTGAGTGCATTCATTTTGGTGAGAGCAAACACAAGAAGCCCCACCGCTTTTGCCACCACCATAATGGCCGCTCCGGCGGCCCAGCCACTTTCAGCTTCATCGAATGCGGTTACCAAGTTAGCCATTCCGGTGGCAGCAAAATAAATACCTCCACCGATCATGAGCACTGCGGCGCCAACTGCCAGAATCGACAGCGACAGTGCTGTTAAGGAAGGGGCTCCGCGACGTGCACTGTTGGCTAGATCGTCAGTGCCTCGCGCGCCTTGATGTTGTCCAGCCGCGGCTGCAGGCATCACCTTTGCAATAAAGCCGAAAGCGAGTCCTATAGCTTTTACAATCGGTGCCAATACATAGAGCGCGGCGGAGGTTAAGCCAATCCACATGAACCATTCACCCCAATCTTCAAGCAAAGGAATCAAAGTCTCTTCTAAGAAAACAGTCAACTTTTCAATCAACGGCACCAGAATGGGTACCATCTTCATCAGTGCATTGTTGAGTTTTTCCTGCATATCTTTCATTTCTTGTGCTTTGCGCGCCTGTTCTTCATATTCTGCTGAAGTCATGCTCATTTCACCATTCAATTCTTCATAGTTTCCAGACATCATCATCGCAAGATCTGCGACGCTATCAAGCCCCATGGCTTGCGCGTAAAACTTTCTCTGATAATAGCTCATATTGTCAAATTCTAGTCCCGCATCCTGCAGGGCGCCGCGGAGAGCATCGAAACGTGCTGAAGGATCTGTTTCCATCATCATATCCATTGCATTAACTGCATTGGTACCAATTGCGGCATTCAACATACCCGCTGCCTCGGCTGCGCCTTCGAAAGTATCGAATTTCTCTACGACTTTAAGCATCTTGCCCAATTCCATACCGGTAATTTTAGCACGGCGGGCCAAATCTTTAAAGGCTTGCTCGCCCTGACTTCCAAGTTTAGCAATGGAATTGCCGGCGGCTGCAAAATCGCGCGCCATCTGTTGGGGTGCTACTCCAATTTGAAGAGCGAGCGCGTTAAGTTCGCGCGCTGTTTTTGCTGCTTCTTGTCCGGACTGACCGAACACTTTCATCGAAATTTCCATTCCCTTAGTGACGTCATCAACAGCCACTCCAAATTCACCCAACATGGCGACTGTATTGCCCATTTCTATTTGAGCAGCCGAACTTGCGCGACTAAATCCGGTAGTGTTCATCCACAGACTTTGCATACTTTTGCTTGCTTCTTCCGTGCTGACACCAAGCTCGCGCGTTTCCTCGTACACAGCTGTCAGCGATGCGGCTGCTTTTTCGCTGGCGCCTGTGGCTTGGCGAAAACTAGCCGTCATCTTATCGACAGCGAAAGCAACCCCTATTATAGCGTTAACGATTCCCATTCCAATACCTGCGGCCATGCCACCTAGCGCTGCAGCAAGTCCTTTGGCGCCTTTCTTACCAGCGGCTTTTTCCAGCTTTTTAGCAAGATTCGCGACTTTTCCAACCAAGCCAGATGAGTAGTCCGATGAATTAAGCATGGCAGCTGCTAATTTTTCACCTTGAGCCGACATGTCTGTCGCAATGCCCGTTAATTCTTCGAAGGTCGACTTCATTTGGACCGAAGTTCGACGGGTGCGGCTTAGCGTCTCGGATGTCTCGTTGTAAAGAGCATTAAACGCTTCAAGCGCTGCCATTTCAGCGCGCTGTAGCTCTAAAGTTTCTTCACGAATTCGTTTTTGAAGTAAGCGTTTTCCTTCGAGAGTGTCTTCTATTACAAGCGCGCGCTGCATTTCTTCAATCTCATTCCTGATAGCAATGACCTTATCGTTGCGCAGGCGGTATTCGTCTTCAAGGAGCAGCTTCTGCTTAGTCGCTAATTCTACTAGTTGCTCTGAGGCTTCAGTTGAAGCTTGAATAGCTTCTAATTGTTTGCCCGTTAACTTCTCCAACTCAGCAGCCTGTGCTGTTAGGTCCATCTCTTTTAATTGAGCAATTATTTCGGATACATCAACAGCCACTAAAAATACCTCTTTTTACAGCATACTAGTAAATAGTTTAAACTAAAAAAGATGAGTCCTTTACGAACTCACCTTTTTCGTGGAGGGTCCCCCATGCCGGGTGGCGGCGGGGGTTGATTAAATTTGTTAAGGGTCTGAGAGCTTGATCCGCCGGCGGAGGAGCCTTTTTGTGCCTTTTCAGCGGCTTCTTTTTCGGCTTCTAATTGCTTAATGAGGCGTTTAACGAACCACATCCGCAACCCTACGGGTAGGTTATAAGCTTCTGAGAATGACCAACCGCCTGAATATTTAAGGAAGAAGAACTGTTCATAGACATCTTCCATATATTCATCGGTCAGGCCAAAAAAAGTCCGCAGTCAGCGGCACCTCCATGTCGTTAGTATAGTCACAGTGATCACACTCAAAGTGCTGCGTAAGATCGATATCCGGGGATGCTAATTTATATACATTTCTCAAACGTCGAGAATCACGTGAGGGAATATTCTGAATAAGATAATTAATTGCATCTTGCGAGCTGTCACCATTGACCGCCACAATTAAATTACGTAGTTGCGTAGTAATCACCGCATCTCGCTTGTTTTTGCTACGCGGACCCTTTTGTACACTATTCAAAAACCTTCTTTCGTCAGCGCCCGTTAATAATCGGAACGTCACAGTCAATTCTGTTACAGGGAGCTTTAAATCAAACGTACCATCATTATTATCCGTGGCTTCCAATACATCAAAAGTAGCTCCTCTAAGGATCTCTGCTTCGTTAAGGTCGAAAGCATATTTTTGAACGGTACCGCAATCCGGACATGTAACCGATGTTTCGTAGTCGCTTCCATAACCGCTGCAGCGGGCCGCGACGATTAATGCGTTTCGATCTCCAATTAAAAGGGAATCTGCATTCACACGCCTATCCACAATAATACTTTGCAATACTCTGTCGACAGCAACACCTTTTTTGATAAGACTACGCGAAGTAAGCATATCTTCTTCCTTTGCGGTCATCTGGCGAATCTCCAGTGTATCACACCCATGAAGGGGATGGTTGGCGGGATAATATTTTCCTTCCGACGGAAGATCCACAAACTCAGTCGGAACCACAAACGAAAACGTAGCGTTCGCCGTTTCAGAACCGGTAGGCTCGTCGATTAGGTCTGGGGGTGGGGCGCCATCTTGCGTCGTGGCGCCGGTTTTGGGGTTACCAACCCTACCTCTATTTCTTGACAAATTTCACCTCTTTTTAATTTTGGTTTTTATTAAGCGCTATTAACGCCGAAGAATGAAGTCCCCTCAGTTGGCCCAGCGGACTTGTTAGTTGTCTCTACGCGAGCCCAGTCATACTTAAGGGTGACTGTAAGTTCTGTTAAATCATCGTTACCATATTCTAAATCACCATATTTCAAATCAGTAATAAATGCATTCCAAAGGGTCCATGTTTCTAGATTGTTACCTTCTGCGTCAATTTGCTGAATAGTTACAGTGCCAAGAGCAGCTGCTGATTTCGCTTTCGACATAGTGGTGCGATCGCTTACAGTGGCAGGAGGTTGATAACCTGATGCCTGTACAATATCCGATAAGGTAGCGGTCATATCTGGATCCACCGGATCAACTAAAGTTACCGCCACATCATTCCACGTAACTGAGCCTGGGTAGTAGAACGTATGATTCAAGTACTTATGCTCGGCAGCTGCAATAGCGAACGAAGGCTTAGCAACACTCTTCGCATACCACAAAGCAGCTGCATCGCCGGTAGTACCGGACGAAATGCCATCAAAAGATACTACAAATCTAAAATTTCTTTTCGGATCTGCGAGGGTGGAGTCTTCTCCAAAGTTAGTTGACCAAAATGCCATTGTTTAAATTTCCTTTAATCTAAATTAATTAGTGATAACTAAAGTTTTTAGTCATCAAAAGATGCACCAGTCGAAAGAACCACGAAGTCAATCGCAATGTATTCGATAGCACGGGCTGGCTTAATCATGATCTTAGCGTACATGACGTTTTGATCGATTAAGTCGGGGGTAGTAGTGTTTTCGTCCAATACTAAACGATAATCTGTGATACCATAGCCCGCTAACACGTTGGATAGGAAAGGCTCAACCAGATTCTTGAAACGTAGCCACGTGGCTTCCACATTCTGCTCGAAAAGCACCTGAGTAGCAAGAATAGAAATCTGCTTTTTAAGGTAGATAACAAGTCGACGGACATTAATTCGATCAAGTGCACTGGGAAGTTCTTGAAGGGTTTTCTGTCCAAACACCACAATTCCACTAGATGGGAAGGATGCAATGGGATTGATTCGTGCCTCGTACAGTGTGTCGCGATCTTTGGAAACCAAGCGTTCGCTCACAGCGGTGATGGGGATGCCAGCAGCGCCATCGGTCAATCCGCCGCGGTTAAAGCCGGCGGGAGCAAACCACACATCGGTGCTAGCTTGTGAAGACGCGAAAACGCCCAACATAGCGGCAGTAGGTGGAATCCACAAGAGAGTCCCCGTGTTAGAATCACGGGTCTGCACCCATGGGTAAAAAGTACACCCATAGCTCGAATCGAGGCGACGATTTTTCAGCGCCGTAGCTGCCGAGTTGGGTGTGGTGCCAATTCGACTCTTCTTGTCAGCATAATACTTTTCATGGGCCGGAATGTATACATCCGGCAAATCGATTAAGCCGAGTGCATCAGCGCGCTCTGCGCACACATTGATGAGATGAGTAGTTAGATTCCCCAATGTCAAACCGGGGGCCGATAACATATTCATATTTAGATATTCAGGATCCGAGACTGTATCAATAGCTCTTTTCCAGGTATTGTATACATAACTATTTGTCTCAGTCGAAGTTGAACTCATACTGTCGTTATAAAGAGGATCAGGATATTTAATATCAAATCCATCGAAGCCGCCCCAGAAAGGAGCAGTAAACTGATTATAATCCGCATCTAAGAGAGCAGCATAGTCATTGGTAGCCGAATAAGAGCTTCCCAAGACTCGCGAACCAGACTGATAGAAGTACTGCGACGCATTCAAGCGCACAACGTCATCTAAGCTGAAAACGTAAGACCAAGGATCTACACCTAATTCAAAATTAGCAGAATCAGTAGGATCGTCTGGAAAGCTCGCATAGAGTAAGTTATGATAGTCTTTAACAGACTCATCCGAACGCGTGCTGGAAGCTTCTCGGGTGGTTTGCATGCCAAAGTAAGCGTTTGTAGGATCGCTCAGTCCGCCATCCGATGCCGATAAGCGCACTCGCACATAAGGGAATGAAAGAGAACCGGTGCAGATGGTATTTTCTCGGGCATTGGCGCCCGTCTTGGTGTTGCAAGAGGTTCCGCCCGATAGAAACGGCATCCTGCCGGCGGCCCAACACATGCCGCTTTCGTTCGGTGGAGCCACTGAGGCAACCGCATAGGGAGTACCCAGGGCGCCGGTAACATATGTAGCCCACGCCTCAGAACCATTATTGGTCAGATTTGTAATACCCTTGAAGCGAGGTGGCGCTATATAGCCAAAAGGCAACAGAAGTGGATCAGTTGCGCCGGCTTCTACATCTGCATTCATTTCTACGCGAACGAAATTAGATAGATTCGGAAAATCTCCATAAGTCTTAAGCCTGCGCGCAGTGGAGTCCCATTCTTGAAATTGATCTCCAATGCGACGTGCAATGAAGTTGGGAGAAGTAGGATCTAAAGTTAGGTTGTCATATCTCTCCAAGAGCACTATATTGCTATCCGTGTCCATTAGAGAACGTAATACCAAGGAAAAGGATCCATAATCACTTGTAGTTGTATTGGATTGACGGATCTTCTCGATGGAAACTTTAACGTTTTTCTGAAGCCATTGCCCATGTCCGCGGCCGTGCAGTCGGAAAAGCTTTTGAGCATTGAACGGTACATAATCAGCGGACGCTTTCAAGTCCTGACCAATAAACCAGCCAGCGACTGCTTCGCGGGCATTTTGGTTTTTAAGTCTAGAGGGCCCAATAGTACTGGTCGTACCGGGCTTAGAGGCGGCTGAAGCACTGCCGATCATAAGCATGACAGCTTGAGCATCGCCAGTTAAGCTATTATCGCGGATTTCTTGCTCATAGCTTTCGCCCAACCAATAATCTTTGGCCGAAGCAGACGGGTAGAATGCACCCGGAGTGCTCACTAATTGAGGATTTGTGTTCACTCTCTTACGAAGAAAGTTGCTACTAGTATCATCAAAGCCGAACCGGAGTGTTTCTTGTCCAGTAGTTCCGGTGACAACCAAAGTAAACAAGTTATTGCTATCATTACCAATTACTGTGTTCAAACTCGCGGTAGAGTCAATGGCTGATTTGCCACCATCAGCGGCGCCGATGAAACCTTGGCCGCCGCGAATAGTACCACTAAGTGCAATGGCTCCATCGTTAACATAAAAGACAGCGCCTAGGCGCATGTCACCCAGAGTAGCGTCAGAACCACTCTCACAAAGCCACAAAGCATATGCGCCACCGCTCTCCAGAGGGATGTTGCTAGGAGTATTATCGGTCTGCCATCCTGCCTGTGCAGCGACGGTACCGTCATTTTGTGCATGCTGGTAACCAAGAGTTCGTACATAAGTTAAAGGGGCCACATTCGCAGCCAGGAACGCTTGTGCTGCGTAGGTGCCGTACATTGGCGATTGGAAATTGCCATCGCGGGAAATATCTCCTCCGCCGGCGCCTGGGACCGCTGGTCCAAAAAACTCGACGAATTCCGAGTAAGAAGTTGCCTTAACGGGCTGCATCGAAATGCCGCGACTGGCACGACCAATGACTACAGGTCCAATTGAATCTGCGGATTTGGGTATAAAAGAGTTATCGATCTCGTTGATGAAAACACCTGGGGATACGAACTTAAAGTTTTTCACTGACATATTTTGTTCCTCTGATAAATCGAATCATATGATAGCACGATCATAATTTAAATAGTATTTTGAAATCCAAACGGCTCCTGAAGTGTTAAGAAAAATCAAGTTTCACTTCAGGATGTCACCAAATAAGTTTGGGACACCCGGAGGGGCTACAGTTTCTTGGGGAAAATGATATTCTACCACATTTTCGTCCACTTTTACAATCGGTCGATCGTCGTTGTCGCCTTCACCGATCAGGTAGCCGAGAACACGGATCGTAATTTCGGAGCTAAACATTCTCATATCCTCCCCAAGATTGTTAATGTTGTTTGATTGGGCGAAATTCTGGTCAATGAAGCATTCGTACAGATGACCGTTACGCTTCAACACAAACGAATTAATCTGCCCTGTCCGCGTGATAAAGGGGGTCAGCAAGCTATTCATCTGCTGTTGGTATTCACTCTTGATGGTAATCTTATAATCAATGTTAACATAAACCGGAATGGGAATAGAAAGCGACTGTACAACGATTTTTTTGTTGACTCTCGGATAGTTTCTTTGTTTGGTGCCACCAGTCTCGCTTTCGCCGCGTGTTCCTGCGGCCACAGCAAAATTACGTGTTTTATCTTCCACAATACGGCGAGCGATTACAAAACGCCCCGATCGTCCATTCTTTCGATTGGAATAATAATGTGCCTGAAACGATCCTTTGCGTTCAGGATCTTTAACGATGTTTGTACGCTCTACGCTTACCAAAGGCAACTTTAACGCACCCCCATCATCTCGAAGCTCTTTTCTGTTCTTGATCTGGTAAGCGCGTTCTGGTACTTGCCACAAGACAGGAACATCACTCCATCCCTCATTAGTGCGCGCTTTAAGCTTCAAATCTCCGCGCATCCAATTCATCATAGCCGCGTCAATGGTCTCAATAGATGATTCAAGCATACCTACTTCTTTCAAAGTAAGTCGCGGAGTGTCCGCTGGAATCATAGCAAAATCAAAATTCTTAGGTAGCATCGAAAAGTCCCTTTCTGGCGCGTTTACATGTGGCAGCGATTTCAAAACTGTGATCCACCTGACCAAACAGCTTTTTTGGCTCCGACAATTTTACAATCTCGTAATAATAATCTCCATACAGTACAAAATCACCTTCGCGGACATACATATCTTGGTCTTCTGTTAAGCGTCTGCGATGGAAATGTACTAAAATTTCCCACGACTTGTCCACACCCATCCCTTCCAAGTAAGTGGTGGAATAATCCGTAAATTCTACTAAAGCATACACACGGACCGGGGGAAGGTAAGTTTTCTCAATAGCTTCACCATATAAAGGATGAAAATTAGTCGCATCCATATCAATGGGATAATACAAGATTTGCTGACCGATAACCTTTTCAATAAGCTCATCGTTAACTTGTTTTACAAGATCTCGTTCTTTCTTACCAAGAAATAAGGGAGGAGGCGGTGCTTCTGGTCTTTTCCATTCATCGGCCATCTCTTATTATCCTACAAATATTGGCAACGGACTCTGTTTAAAGGTTTCCGCTGTAGCGGTTGCTTTTTCATTGTCTTGTTTGACCAACTCCACATATTCCATCTCTTTGAGAAGTTCTCGAAGCTTATCTTTTAACGCAGCTTGTTCATCTTTAGCTTGACTTAACAATTCGGAGTGATTAAGGGTCACACTCTCGCCAGGAATCGGCATTGTGGTGAATTTGCCGCGCACTTGTCCCAACATCTCCTTGCAGAGAGCTAATGCATACTTACGAATCCACTGTTTACCGATTGCGTTGATGTTTTGATAAGGAATATTGCCAAATGGTATAGTATTGACGTTATTGATGCCATCTACACTACCGCTAACTGGCGAAGTCGTGTCCCAGGCATTTCCATCAATTCGAAACTTGAACCAAATCCGATCCATGTCCGTAAGTCCCCAATAACTGGGCGGTGGGAATAATCTTAACCTATTATCAATCAATTCATAGGAATAATGAGATGTGCGGGTATAGATTGAATCTTCGTACATAATTGCTTGTAATTTGTTCTGCCACGTGGGTATAATCTCGAACGTAGAATCATCAGCAAATTGGCCATAAGTAGAGTAGTTACCGACGACGCCAATGCCGCCATAATAGCCGTAAAAACGCCACATAGCCCTCGGAGACTTAAAGAAAACTTTAGTGATTGTAATGCGACTGTCGCCCACTAAGCCAGCAAAATCAATTACGTTACCGCCATCGTCTTCGCCGCTATCGCTAGCATCCATAATGATAGTCTGGAGGTCGTAATCTTGTTGGTTAGTCACAGGCTTAAATGAGCCGGAATATTCTCTAATAGTGCCGCCGAGTCCACCGATAGCCGACATGCCCTGTCCTACTTTTTGTGCATATGATAAAGAAAAGCGTGGAAACTTTAACTCAACATGCTCGCCCATAAGACTACCTGAGAGTGTGGAATCGCCTTTTATATTGCCAAGATGGTCAAAGGTGCCGGTTGCGTTGCCCAATAAATCGGACAATACATTTTTCCCTTGATGAAGGTTGATTATATACGAATATTCGAGAACAGCTTCTTCATAAGCCGCATAGACGTTTGATGGCGTCAATTCAATATCGACAACATCGCCTCCGAGCTTCTTATATACGTAATTTACTTGTAAAGCGGCGCCACTTAAAAAATCAACAGAACCGGTATACATTCCAAAAGGCACTGCGGCCGCAACCAAGTCTGCACTACCGGTAGATGTAAGAACTATAGCACTCGTAGTAGATTTGGGATTAAGATTCGTTGGCATGTATAAGGCTCCTCAAATTAAATAGTAAACAGGCGGACATTAGTCCGCCTTTAAGCAACATTTAAGTTCGATGATTCTTATTGTTTGCGCTTGCGTGAGGATTTCTTTGTTGCCTTCTTTGGGGCTAACTTTTTGTCTGCGGTGCTTTTAAGAGGGGGCGTTGCTTCTGCAGCGGGTTCTTCAGCCGCTTCAAGGGGCGCAGCTACAACTTCTTCTTCAACAGCCTCCGGCGCGGTCTGGATCTCTTCCACTGGCGCAGCAGCGGCCACAGGCGCTGGCTCAGAGGCTGCTGCAGCTTTAGCGGCTAAATGGCGTTCTCGGTCGCGCCGTCTAAACATTAATCTTCTACGAGGATTCATAATACTCTCCTTAAATAATAAGTATTTGTAAGTAATTAGTTCAAAAAACCAAAAATCTCAAAAATTTGCCGGCGGTATTTTTCAAGGGATCACCATTTTAAACTTTTGGTCTCGCATTCAAAAACCCCGCCCCCTAAAGGGCGAGGCTTAAAAACGAAGACAGTCGTCCAAAGAATAACTTAGGCGACCAATATATATCTCACCCAGAAGATGGCTGCACCACTAGTGATGTTGCCAGTACTCGGTATGACGGATCCATAAACAGATCGAGCTGATGCACTATAAGCTACATCGGCTTCTGGCACCAAGGTTGCCGCGCCGCCTAATGCAGTGTTCTCATGTGCGATTGTGCTCGTTCCTTTACCGACCACAAGAGGACCAGCACCGCTAGCCATAAGTCCGTTAGGATCACTGGCAGTCAATTCGTGTCCTCCATCACTCGTTCCAAAATAACACTCTAATGTCATGGTGGTGGACAATACAAGCTGAGTGGTCACAACCATTCCCATGGCCGTGATAACGCTATTTGCCGGTACCGTCAGTGCATCGGAACTAAAACCTCCAGTACCATCGGCATCCGTGGCTGCAGAATAGACACACATTTCTACCCCTTTGGCTTCAGATATTGTCTGTCCGTCCAGTGTTGCTCCTGTTAAATTTAATTCTCTTTTTAAATTTTCAATTAGTTTTTGGGTTCTTGCTAACCCTACTCTCTTTGATCCCATTGTTTAAAACCCTCCATTTATAATCATGTCAAAAACATAATGGTTCGCCATTTAAATGACTCACTGATAAGTAGTTTCCAAAGCATGAAAGCCCCCTTCCGAAGAAGGGGGCTTTACATTTATTTGGCTACTAGATTTTAGCTAGTGGCGCCGCTCTCACCCAGGAGACCGCGTACGATAACCAAGCCATACATATCTGGACGAACCATCTGCTTCGCATAGCGAGTCATCACGCCCTTTCTGGGCACGAAGTCTTCAGGTCCGAAGATTGTAGGTGTGGTCTGCAGCGGCACGTAAGGTGCGTACACATATCCACTTTCAAGGAAAGAGGAACCACGGCGACCGACGAGGATCACGTTGCGGAGGAAGTACGGGTCAACAATGACGTCGAACTTCTTGCTCAGCGAGCCAACCTTCACAGCGCCGATGGAACCAGTCTCATCGTCAGCAGTGACGGAAGCGCGGAATCCGGCCGTGAACTCAAGGACGTTAGCAATTTCGGGTCCGCAGACGACGAAATTAGCTCCACCCCGTAGAGTCTTACGGTGGATCTGAGCAGACACATCGTTGATGGTCTCAGCAAGCGTCTCATACCACTCGCTCACAGTACCGGTGAAGTCGGGGGCAGCAGAGCTAGCTCCGATTTCCGCACCAGTAGTCCGGTCAAGGAATAGACCGGGAGAGCGCGACCAGTAGTAGGTAGCTGCAGAAGCACCATTAACAAGGTCAGCAAGAATCTCGCGATCGATTTCAAGAGCGATCTGCTCAGAGAGCACGCTAGTGAGTTCGACCTCTGCATCCAAGTTGTGGTATGCATTAAGATCTTGACCAAGTTCTGGCGTCCACTTAGCCTTCAACTTCTTGGTCATCGCGGTAACAGCGATGCTGTCCACCTTGATGTCGATCTCTGGGATCTGCTCCTGATTCTCAAGTCCCCAGACAGCAGTACCGACAACCGAACCAATAGCACCGCCAGCGACGATATCATCAGTGATTGGAGTCTGGACTGCACCAGAAAGACCCACAGGAACGATACACAGCGGAGCCGAAGCCGAAAGCTGCGTAAACACGAATCGCACAGATTCAACACCCGTCGCGGCCTCAGTTGCAGAAACAACTTGAGTAAGACGACGAACAACACCGGAACCAGTCATATCGGTACC